GCACGATGTCATCCGCGACGAGCAGGTTGTCGGTATTGGCCTTGCCGAGTGTGAGCCAGGCGTGGGCAGCCGTAGGCCCCAGGCCATCGTTGGCATCATTGCCTACCTGTTGTGAGACATAGTAGGTAGTCACATCTCAGTCCTTCTATGAGGCTACAAGGCCCGCGCTACGTTACCTGACCGATCCCCTCCGCGTTCCAGGTGATGTTGACGACGCCGCCGTTGCCATCGAAGGGGAAGCCCACGCCGGTGCAGGTGTCTATCCAGTAGATGGGGATGTTCACGGTATCCACGCCAATATGCACATAGACGACGATGCCTATGTTCTGGCGAGTCCCAACTCCCAGAGTTGCCCAGGCGGGCGCCAAGTTGGTGGCGGTGAATTCTCCTCGGTTGTTCGGGTGATCTACGGATACTGCCTCAGCCGCCAACGCGACCCGGACGTAGGTTGCGCCATCGCACTCGTCCAGGGTAGTAGGCCCCAGGGGATGCGCACCCGCCAGGAACTCGATGTCCTTCTCCGTGCCCATAGTCGAGTTGGACATCACCATGAGGATACGCATATCGTTAGTGTCGAGATCGATGGCCCCGCTCATGATCCCGGCCTTCGCATGGTCATACATGAAGTTCGCCATTTCGCTCTCCTTCTTCTACTTTCTCAGATTCTTAGCAGAGCCCCACTAGCGGCGATGTAATAGCGTAGAGTTCCGCAACTTCAGCAGCGGTCAGGAGCTTGCCGGTCAAGAAGGGCAGTGCGATACGCCCGTGAAACTCGTTGGCTGGTAGTGCAGTTAGCCCCTGGCAGCCGATGGTCAGCGGGGTCGCCCCCGCCTCCATGTCAATGAATGCCCCGGTCTCTGTGTCGGTTTTAGCAACCGCCGCGCCGTCGACATAAAGCGTGATGGTAGGCGTCACAAGGACGCCATCATAGGTGCCGACGACGAACTGCATCTGACCAGGAACGATGGTGCCGTTCTGGTTTGTTATCCAGGTAGTGTCCACATTTTCATCGTAGAGTTCGAGGTTGAGGTGGCCTGCCGCGTCAATCCAGAAACGGTACTCGCGGTCAACACCTACGCCCGCATCATACTTAGCCAGGATGACGTTGGAGACGATGGAGGTAGGCCGTATCCAGGCACCCACGCTGAAGGCAGCCGCCACGAAGGAGTAATCGGCGTGGTCGATACCAGCCAGGTGATGGTCGCCAGTCGGGTGAAAGTGGTAAGAGTAGAGGTTGCCCCATGCGGCACCTATGGTTATTGGTGCAAAGTCATCGCCCAAATCTTCGGCTACGCCAGCGGTCTCGGAGGGGATCAGATCGCCCACCCCGATGCACGTTACGAGTTCGCCATAACGCTCCCAGAATGGCCAGAGGGAGCGCTTCGTGGTGCCCAGGATCGTCAGGATGTCATTGAGTTGACCTTCCAGTTGGCGATTGTAGACTGTCATCCCGTCACCTCTATGTCAGATCTTCCCAGATGATGAGGTAGAAGCTGGCCGTATAGTCGGCGGCATGGGCCACGACAGTGAGGTTGCCAGCAAGGGCCGAAACGGAAAAGTCGTTAATGTCACGCCACTGCCCCATGACAAGAGCCGCACTAAGGATGCAGACTCCTATGAGGCCATCAGTCGTCAACATCCCAGTCACGGGAATAGTTGGGTCTACCGCCTCATTCTGGCCCGCAACGCTCTCACACTTGAGGACGCGGGGGTTGTAGATTGTTATTGGCTGTACCATATTTCACCTCCACTAGGCGGGGCAGGCAGGCCCACCCCGCCCTTCATTGCCAGGTTATGCCTGTGGGTTGCGCAGGTTGCTAGGCTTGCGCTGGACAAGTAGGCCGGTGCGGATTGCGAAGACGCAGCCCAACTGAGAATTGGCCCCCACATCCGCGATGGTCAGGAATGCCCAGTAGTAACCACCTGCGAAGTCCATGTCAGCGGCCTCGATGTGGAAAACGGCAATGTCCTGCTCCTCGGCGATGGGGTAAAGAGCGGTAATGGCGATTTCGGACGCCTCGGTCTGCGTCTGCTCCACCCACAGTTCGTCACCGTCTAGGATGGCCTCCGTCTTGTAGAACATATGGGCGATGACATCCAAATCCTTGACCGTGCCGGCAGTGGCAGCATTGGCTTGCTGGATGTCAATGACCATGTCTTGGCCTGCTGTGCCTACAGCCGACATGACCACCAGATCAACGGCCTCGCAGTCCCTGAGACACACGCGCAAACCGGTATTCGTACCCGTCGTCAGGTCAACAGGGACGATCATCGCGCTAAGGTCATAGAGTCTTCCTAGTCCTTCCATTTCATTTCTCCTTCCCGCCCACCGCAGGGTTTCAATGCCGCGATGGGCCTAGCCTGAAGGCAGGGTTTGAATGCCACCTTCAGGCGGATTCCTATTCGGTTTACAGGGCAAGTACCACGAATGGGCTGAGAGTCGAAGTGCTGGCGTTCGCGGGGGTGATGGCGCTCTGAATCCAGCCACGCCCATCGACACGCTCGATGATGCGGTACATGGTCTCATCTGTCTGGAATCGGATGTGCTCACTGGAACTGGCCGTCATAGTCTGGCGGTCGCCCACGAGGTAGTAGCCGAGGTCAAGGAAGGCGATCTGGCCCTGGCAACCCAGGCGTGGAACTTTCTCCGAGAAAATGACCGGGCGTCCCAGGATGGTCATCGGAGGACCGACTGCACCATTGTTGATCCAGATGGCACTTCCGCCTGCACCGACAGCCAAGGCCATCTGAGCAAGCTGGGGGAAGGTGTCGATGCTGGCAACCCATATAGCCCGGCCAAGAGAGCCAGGGAGCATCCGGGCGTACATCTTGACAAGGTTCTGCCAGACAATTGTGGCTGCAACCTGGGCGGCTTCCTTGGCCACAACCACACAGGCGGGGCTATTCAGGACACCTTGGGGCTCGCCTACACCACTCCCTGTCAAGAACGCGATGTCTTCGGCGAAGGACATCGCTTCTGGAACCAGGCTATTGACGAAGGCTGCGAAGGATACGATGCTGTCCTGGAGCAGTTCGTTCGGGACTACAAAGCCGGCCGTCAGTTTCTTGGCCTCTAGGACGACGCGCCCAAACCTAGCATCATTGAGGGCAATCGTGCCCGATTCCGGCGTCCAGTAGACGATGATCCCGCCGTAGACAGAGCCCACATTCGTGGTGCTGTCGATGGCGGGAAGCGGGACACGCAGGGAATCCATCGGGATGACGCGAGCACGTGGACGGACGATGGCCGTCTCAAGGGACACGCGCAGGATTTCCGAGCGTAGGGTCTCTGGGACCAGGAACCCGCCGGCATCCGGGATGGTTTCGCTATACGCCTGAAGTTCGATAACACGAGGGTCTGGCCTAGTCTGCAGGTGTCGGTGCCAGATTGCGTTCAGGTAGTCTCCGGTGCCATCGAAGATGCCGTCGATCTTGGCGCCGACGGCCTTGGGGTTGTATAGGGGACTATGGACAGGAGCATCTGGCACCATATTCACTATCATGTTCGGGCGCTTCACGCCCTGTTCCTTGAGGAATTCCACCAGGGTCGCCTTAGTCTCCTCGGCGATCTTGGCACTAATGTCGCCAGTCTTGAGGGCAGCCTTGGCATAGGCATGGACTATGGCCTTGAAGATCTCAGGATCAGCCCCCATTTCCTTCATCTTCACCTCATCCAGAAGGAACTCCTCCAGCTCCTCGGGGGTAGTGGGAGGTGTAAACTTTTCCTTAATCTTGGCGGATGCGGCACTCATGTGATTACCTCCGTAATCTCAATACTAGCGGCCTCTCGTAAGGCCGCACTATGGTCAAATTCTTCTTCTTCGCAGGGTTCGAAGATTGCAGAAGCGGCAGGCTCAAAGGAAATCCCCTTGTGGTCGGTGCAGTGCTTTCTTGCCTCCGATTCACTCCATTCGTCCTTGGGATAGCGATATGCCTGCTCGGTCATTGTGGATTCGCCCTTTAGGTGGCCTGCGATGATGTCATAAGTCTTGCCCTCATGCTCACGGGAGGTCCGCCGGAAACTATTGGGCTCGAACTTCCCGGGTTCAACGAGTCGGCAAGCATGCTCATTGGGATAAGGGTTACGGATGGTCTCAGGGACATTGAGGTAAGCACTCAGGTCAAAGGAATTCTGGGCGGTGGCCTTTGCGCCAACCTCGTCGGCCAAGCCCGCAGCCACAGCTTCTTTCTCGGTGTACCAAGTCTCAGCCTTCATGCGGTTGCGCCAGGTAGCCGTCTTGCTGCCCGGCACGCGCTCCTGAAAGATGCCCGCAATCTGGTCACTCGTTTTATCAAGACGATCTGCTTCCCTTAACATATCGTCAGATGTCCCAAGCATGATGCCGTGTGCTTCATGGATCATCATTGCGGAATGGCGGGCCATGATGATCTTGTCGCCGGCCATCGCAACGACTGCGGCAATACTGGCAGCCAGGGCATCTATGTGGACGGTTACATTAGCGGGATGTTCCCTGAGAGCGTTATAGATGCCGATGCCCTGATAGACATCCCCGCCGGGTGAATTCAAATGGAGGTTGATCTTGGTGGCTGTGACAGCGCGGAGATCGGTAGCAAATGCAGCCGCCGATACGCCACCGAAGCCTATCTCGTTGAAAATGAAGAGGTCGGTGGCCTCATCGTCCAAGTTCTCGATTTTGTACCAGGATGGCCTATCCATATCTAGCCTCTCTTCTGGGCCGCGGTCTTGGCCGTGGCCTCATGCTTTCGCTTCTTCTCAGCCGTGCGCTTTGCTTTCTGACGTTTCTTGCTCTTGGTCACCTACCCGCCCTCCGCCTTCCCCTTCCCGCAGAACTTGCAGAAGGCTGTCTCTTTAGGATGCCCCACATAGACGTGTTTGCCTGCTGGCCTCTTGGGGCATCCCCTAACTGGTGGCCTGGGGCTCTGCGGTAACTGCTTCATGACCTCATCCCCCCGTGAAGTAGCGCACGTTGCACTCGCAGTTTGGGTGGGCAGGAATCGTCGCATCGCCGGACGAGAAATCATCTTCTATCCCTATGTCGCCATCGCCCGCATTCTCCTCGCAGATGTCACACCCCCCGCCCTGTGTTATCCAGCGCTTCATATTGCGGCCACTATTGACAGCTGCCTCGTGACTTCCCTGGCCGTGGGCGATGGCTGTCTCTGTCCTGGCCGTTAGGATGGCTCGGTCCCTGCTGAAAACGATGTCATCCCGTAGGCCCTTTTGCAGGGCCTTGAGACTATCGCCATTTGCGATGGCCTGTGCCACCAGGCTCTTTACACGATCCCGTGTAACAGCGGCCATGCTAAAACTGCCGTCCAATTTGAGCAGCTCCCCCGCATGGATCTTGGCGAAACTTGCTGCCAGCCGGTGTGCCTCCAATTGCGGCATGGTGGGATTGACGATTATGGCCGCCGTCTCAAACGCCGCTATCAACGCATCCTGAGTATCGTCGCCGTAGAGTTCCAGCCAGTCACGATATTTGAGGATGGTCATTTCAGGTCATCCTCGTCCAAGGCATCTAGGGTCTTATCCAGTTCCATCTTCAGGATGTCTTCGAACAAGCGCTGCATCTTCTTCTCGCTCACCTGCCTGGGGTTGGCCTTGGCCTGACCAAAGGGCGGTGCCTTGGGCTGAGGTGAGCCAGCTACCTTGATTTCGGGCAGTTCAAGTTGCGCCAAGGTGTCGGCCTGATCGAAGCCAGCGTCGATCAGCATCTTGGCAGCGGTGACTGTCTGCACGAGCAGGATGCCGGCGGCTGCTTCGTCCTTTGGACACGGGTCGTCATAGTCGAACTCTAGTCCGGCACCGCTTGTTCCGTACATCGGCAGGAGTTTCTCGTTGAGGGCTCGCTTGATGCGCTTCAGGCGGGGGTCGATGAGCCAACGGGCGAATACGACCTCGGCGGCCTCTGCATTGGCCCTGTTCACATCGTCCGTGGCCCCCAGCATGGGTTTGGGGAAGCCAAACGCCTCACGGATGATCTCGCGATTCATACCCCGCATCTGCTCGAACTGCATGTCACGCTGCGTGAACTTGCGGTCAACCCACATGCCCTGCTCTAGCACGGCGACGCGATGGGCGTTAGCGACGCCTTGGTGCTGCTCCTGCCAGCGAGTTGTCAGTTCCTCAAACTCGGCGTCACTCAGGTGGCGGTCGACTTGAATGATGCCCCCTGGTTCAGCACCGTTGATGAAGAAGTTGCGATTCCAGGTAGCCGAATATCTTTCGCTGTCGATATCCACAAGAATGGATTGCACAGGGCCGAGGCCACGATAAGGGTCAAGGGGATTAGGGCGCTTGAGTTGGATGACTTCGGCAACCGTCCAAGGCATTGGCTGCTCACCGGGGATGGTGTACACCCAACCCGAAATGAACTTCACGGGGTCAGGTACGGGCTGCACGCGGTCAGGACGAATCGGCCACAACTCCAAGGGCGGGCCGATGTTGGCATTCGAGCGACCTACATACCAGATGGTCTCACCCACGAGGTCGAGGTGCTGCTGGAATGCCTCTATGAATTCGCTCTGGTCATAGAATGGGTTGGGATGTTTCCAGAGCTCCAGGGCAGGATGTACAAAGACTTCGGTCCGCTCCTGCCCTGGCTTGGCCTTACGGTAGAGGTGCCAGTGCGCGGCGGCAGTAGCAGTGGTGATGCGGTCTACAATGGCGAAGATTGTCCCGACGCTGTTGTAGGTCTTTAGGAGCGCCTCAGAGCCGCTCCCAAGGATGTTGCCGATGATGCGGACGCCCCTAGCGACATAGGCAGGACCTTGATTCCTGAAAGCGGTCTTGAGGAAGGACTGCATCATGACAGTGCCCAGCCGATCAGGAGC